AGATTCCCATTTGCTTCTATGTTTGTCCCTGTTACCACATACTGCCAGCCAGTGTTATAGTCCATCGAATTTATGGTCTCCGTCACCGTGGAAGTTGTTTCCGTGTGGCTAGTCATCGAGCCTTGAGTAAAATTTGGGACCACAGGTACTGCTCTTGCAGCACCTGCACCACTAACAAGTAGTAGTACTGTTAGTATACGTTTCATGACTAGTCAAGCTGTATTTCTGTTACGAATTGGCCAGTAGCCGTAGTACCCGCCCCTCCAGCAGTTAGAGTCGTGACTCCAGCTGAAGTAATCGTCCCAGCCAAAGAGCCCGCAACTCCACCAGACATCGTTAAAGTATTTCCGTAAGACGGCATATCAGCCACAACACCACTGGTCACGTCCACACCTGCTCCCATTGCAGCTATCGCATCTCCTTGAGTATAACTTTCAGAGAAGGTGAAGGCTGAGCCAGCCGTATTGATATCGTATGTACCAACGTCTAATGTTGGGGCTGCAGTAGCACTACCAGCAGTAAGAGCACCGAAGTGTCCACTGTTAGAACTATCTACTTTGATATTAGATCCCGACACCGTATACGTTGAGCCTATGCGACTACTATCGGTGTAAGCTCCGTTCACACTTAATTGAGTTGAACTGGTCATTCTATGTGTGAGATCAGCTTTCGCTGCTGGTGCTACCATTGCACCTGTCATCAAAAACATTACGATAGGTAAGAATCTTTTCATTCTTTGAGACACTAAACCTATCTCTATATATAACGTAAAAATACTTAATATAATATTAAGGTATCAGGTAATACGTAAGTACCAGTAAATAAACTGGTCTAACTACTTGACAAAAACTTAACAAAAGTTTATACTAAATAACTTCGGTGAGGATTTGCTCATCATTACTTGCACCCGCTTAACCGAGACCTATGGGTGGTTAAATTACGTCTCTCATATCCGCTAGTGAAGGGATTAGTGGAAATATAGTATCGCTCTACCCTTTGGGCCCTACTTACAAATGTCCTCATGACAACAATCTCAAAAAGGCAAGGCGGTCTACTTCAAGGCTGGCCTGAGTTCTGCGAGTGGGTTACATCAACAGAAAACAGAATTTATGTTGGATGGTTCGGTGTACTCATGATTCCATGTTTGCTCGCAGCAGCAACATGTTTTATCGTTGCATTTATTGCAGCACCTCCTGTCGATATTGACGGGATCAGAGAACCAGTTGCTGGTTCTTTCATGTATGGTAACAACATCATCTCTGGTGCAGTTGTTCCATCATCAAATGCTATTGGTCTACACTTCTATCCCATCTGGGAAGCAGCAACTCTAGATGAGTGGTTGTATAATGGTGGCCCATATCAGTTAGTTATTTTCCACTTCCTTATAGGTATCTCTGCATACATGGGAAGACAGTGGGAACTATCATATCGTTTAGGTATGAGACCTTGGATCTGTGTAGCATACTCTGCTCCAGTATCTGCTGCTTTCGCAGTGTTCCTAGTCTATCCATTTGGTCAGGGTTCTTTCTCTGATGGAATGCCTTTAGGTATTAGTGGTACGTTCAACTTTATGTTCGTGTTCCAAGCAGAGCACAACATACTAATGCACCCCTTCCACATGGCAGGTGTTGCAGGTATGTTCGGTGGTAGTCTCTTCAGTGCAATGCACGGTTCTCTAGTTACATCTTCTCTAATCAGAGAGACAACAGAGAACGAGAGTCAAAACTACGGCTATAAGTTCGGACAAGAAGAAGAAACATATAATATTGTAGCTGCACACGGTTACTTTGGTCGTCTTATCTTCCAGTATGCTTCTTTCAATAACTCAAGAAGTCTTCACTTCTTCCTTGCTACATTCCCTGTAGTCTGCGTATGGTTAACCTCAATGGGTATCTGCACAATGGCATTCAACCTTAACGGTTTCAACTTCAACCAATCAGTTGTTGATGCAAACGGTAAAGTTGTTCCTACATGGGGTGACGTTCTTAACAGAGCAAACCTTGGTATGGAAGTTATGCATGAAAGAAATGCTCATAATTTTCCTCTTGATCTAGCAAGTGCAGAGTCAACAACAGTTGCTCTTGTTGCTCCTTCAGTTGGTTAATTTAATTAATCATAATTCAAAGACCTCTACATATTGTAGGGGTCTTTTTTTTATGGAACTCGACGATCAACTTTCAACAGCACATCTACTATTAGAAACCAGAGTCTGCAGAGTATGTAAGAAGCAGAAGGGTTTGTTGGAAGATTATTATCTGTCTCGTAAAGATCCTACAAAGAAATCATCTTACTCCTATGAGTGTAAGTCTTGTACTGTAAAGAGAACTGTAGAATATAATAGAGAGAACTCTACTAGCGTAAGATCACAATATCTTAAAAGGAATTATGGATTAACCTTTGAGGAATTTGAAGCAATGTTATCTGATCAAGATAACTGTTGTGCTATTTGTGGTAGTACAAAACCACAAGGAAGACATAAAAGATTTTGTGTAGATCACCATCATAAGACTGGAAGAGTACGTGGTTTACTGTGTTCGAATTGTAACACTGCTCTTGGTCTAGTTGATGATAATATACATACCCTTAAATCTATGATAGAATATCTAGAAGATTGATACTCAAGGAATGAGTCTTCCACTTGATCCTAATTACAAAGAGAAGACATCAGTAGAAGAACAACGTAAGACACTACCCAAGGCAATCATTAAACCTAGGAGACTCTTTACTGACACATACGTTAAGGAAATGAAGATTCTTATTAATGAAATACTTGATGAAAGAGCAGGTAAGATGAATTATAATTCTTATTTTGATACTGAAAAGTTTGAACACTGTATAGATGACGAAGAACCACCATACAGACCTAATACAGAACCTTATAACCCTGCATACTATCAATGACATTTATTTTACAAGGAAAAGTAAAGACTGTTTACGAACTTGATGAACCTGATAAGGTTTTGATTCAGTATGAAGATAAAGTAACTGCTGGTAACGGTAAGAAAGAAGCATACGTTGAAGATAAAGGTAAGGTCTGTTGTCAGATTTCTGAACTTCTTTTTCGGGAGTTGGAACAGTGTGGTATTAAGACTCACTATGTTAGTATGCCAACTCATAGAGCAATGGCAGTTAAGAAGGTGGAGATTATACCAATAGAAGTTGTGGTAAGAAACATTGCTGCTGGTTCTATAGTAAGACAGACACCATTAGAAGAGGGAACAGTGTTTTCTAATCCATTGGTTGAGTTTTATTTGAAAGATGATGAGAAGGATGATCCTTTACTTACAGAGGATCGTGCAAGGTTGATTGGTGATTATCCTTTGAGAAAATTAAAACAACTTGCAGCTGAAGTAAATGTTGTTCTTCAGGATATCTTTAATAAGATAGATCTTACTCTTGTTGATTTTAAACTTGAGTATGGGTATGATGTAGATGGTAATTTACTTCTTGCTGATGAACTATCACCCGATGGAATGAGACTGTGGAAGAAAGGAACGTCAGAGAGTTTTGACAAAGACTTGTTTCGAAAAGGAAACGGTGATATACTCCTAGCGTATCAAACTATACTAACTAACTTACAAAGGATCAATTAAAATCTATGGAAGACAATCCATTCTGGGGGGAACCTACTCCCACTGATTTGTGGGACGATATGGATAGACTTAATGGTCTGTATGAAGAACTTGAATGGGATCATACTGATTATCTAGAGTTTAAAATCGAAGGTAATCATATTACGATCAGGAATCGTTCTAGAGAAGGTAGATGATCTTTCCCTAACAATTCAAACAATTAAACTTATTAAATACATTTTTAAATTCTATTATGAAAATCTTTTTAGATACTGCTGATGTCACTGAAATAAAAACTAGATGGACTACTGGTTTGATAGAAGGCATCACAACAAATCCTTCTTTAATTCGTAAGAGTGGTAGGAATCATGAAGATGTGTATCAAGAATTAAAAGATATTGGTATCAATGATATTAGTATGGAGGTCATTGGTAGTGAAGTTAATATGATCTCTGAAGGTAAGAGATTACATAAGAAGTTTGGTAAGTGTGCAACAATTAAAGTTCCTTGTACCAGAGATGGACTTCGAGCATGTGCCAAGTTAAGTGTTGATAATATTAGAGTTAATGTAACATTGATATTCTCTGTGGCACAGGCAATTCTTGCAGCAAAGGCAGGAGCAACATACATTTCACCATTCGTTGGTCGTTTGGATGATGTCTCATTTGACGGTGTAGGACTCGTGAAGGACATCGCAGCACTCTATAGGGAACAAATGGTCACAACGCAGGTTCTAGCAGCATCTCTGCGGGATGTGAGGAGTGTTGGAAAGTCCTTTGCATATGGTGCTGACATAGTTACTATGCCAACCAAAGTATTTGATGGTATGTATGATCATATATTGACTGATAAGGGTATGGATACCTTTGATAAAGACTATGCAAAATCAATAGAAAATCTGGAGGTTACTGCAGTATGAATAACTTTACTGTCTATACAATGGATGGTTGTCCTTATTGTGAAAAGGTACAAGAGGTTCTTCGTCAGGCAGGGCAAAAATTTGTAACTTATAAAATAGACAAGGACTTTACTCCCGATAGTTTCTTTGGTGAGTTTGGGGAAGGTTCAACTTTTCCTCAAGTTGTTGTTGATGGTAATAAACTTGGCGGTGCATCTGCAACGGTAAAGTATCTGAAAGAAAATAAGTTAGTCTAATGTCATGTCAAATAACTTCGAGGAAGTATATTATGTTCTAGAAGAAGCACTGGAACTTGCTTTCAAAGGTAGGTTTGTGGTAAAATTATATGAATACTTCCAGTTAAGAAAAGTCACTAAAGTAGAGGCAGATCAATTCTTACGTAGTTCTACTGCTAAAGAATTTGCCGAAACAGTTACCGAACTTGACGAATATATTAAAGGAGGGAATGATTCTGCTCACAAACAATTAAGGGAAGCATACCATCATATTCCCAAACCTCAAGCAAGAAAGATAAGAAATTATCTTGCTTGCATATTAGAAGATGCAGTGAGGTACAGTAATGACAAACGAAGAGGAAGAAAAAGTCGATCTAAATAATGACAAAACCGAAATCAATAAAGGTTTTGAGTTATTATTAAGAAACAGGAGGAAAGAAAAACCAAAATCTAAAACATTTCAGATACAGTTTTCTTTTTTTGGTAGAGAGATTACTTTTTATCTGGACATTCAAAAAAAATAATTTTCTGGGAGGAACATTATGTTAGAAGAAGTAACCCCTTATATCCTTTTCTATGCTGGATTTGCAATACTTGCTACATTTGTGTTAGGATTCTTTGCAGGATGGATTACCAACAATGTAATCGGACAGTTCCTCAATAGACCAGTTCCATATAGTGTTCATCCAGAAATGTTTGATTCTAATGGGAACGTACTTCCCGATGAAATTTTAGCCCTACGATTTGAAAATCAAAATGACACAGACGAAGAAGAAGACGACTACTAGAAAACCAGCAGTCAAAAGAGTTAAACTTCCACCCAATCCTTTTATCCATGAGATACTTGAACTCGTAGGAGAGCAGAGGACAAAGGCAAAGAGAGTTGATATACTTAAGGAGTATAGAGATGATTCTCTAACTGCTATTCTTATTTGGAACTTTGATGATAGAGTTCAGTCTGCAGTTCCTGAAGGACAAGTTCCTTATAAAGAGAATGAAGTACCTGTAGGAACAGATCATACTTCACTACGTAGAGAGTGGAAACAACTTTATCATTTTATTAAAGGTGGTAATGATTCTTTAAGTAGTCTCCGTAGAGAGTCTATGTTCATTCAGTTGCTTGAAGGACTTCATCCAAAGGAAGCAGAGATTATTTGTTTAGTAAAGGATAAAGAACTTGAAGAAGTGTATCCAAAGGTAACACTTGATGTTGTAAAGGAAGCTTTTCCTGATATAGTATGGGGTGAGAATAGAGGATCATGACAGAAGAATTAAAAGAGAAACCAGCAAAACC